GGACGTGTCTCCCGGTAAAGGAGAACACCAAAGCAACATTGCAAGTTTACTACCCGTTACACAAAACAGGAGCGAGTGGGGCAATCGTGCAGCGCATAACCCGAAAAGCAGAAGGATTAAAGCGTGCATACCAATTAGTGAAAGGAAAGAAGATGGCAGAGAATTGGTTGTTTACCTATACGAATCCTACGTGTAAGCACGATGATAATTGTGGATGTAAGTTGAAAGTAGTAGGTCGAGGTAAGGATACATCTGGTTTGGTGTGGGAAGGTCCTGATATTCCTGTAAAAGATCAATTGTTTGAGGCAGCAATATGGATGGAATCTTGGGCAAGGACTCAGCAAGGAGTTGAAATTAGTGCTGCTGAGGAGTATCTAAGAGCAAAGATAACACATGACTCAAGTTTAAGAGTCGTAGATGCTCCAATGAAAGTGGCACCATCCTGGCCAACGGACGTTATTCTCCCTAGTCCGTCGCCTGAAGTTCAAGAGGCATTGAAGCGTTCTGATTATTTAGACTTTGAACAGATGGGATTACTTTACTCGTATGAGGAAATGGAAAAATGGGTTTGGAACAATCATCTTCCAATAATACCGGGATCAGTGTCCGAGTTTAATCCACATGGGATACCTGAGATACCACCTCTCTGGGCACTAGCTATGAAACAGGAGTCTAAGTGGCATTGGGTTTGCGGGCTCACAAATGGGAGGCCGCATGCAGTTTCAGCAATGAATGGCATGTATAATAGGAAATTGCCTAATGCCATTCTTCTCTTAGATAGGTCTCAGCCCACAGAAAAGATGAAAGAAGCTTTTGACCTTGTTGAGCCGATTCTGGAGACTATGTTTAGGATGTTAGGCATAGATTTGACGCAGAAACGGGAGTGGGTCTGTTCCATGAAGGGATTGGGGGATATGTATTTAGGAGCAGCAAGTGGTCTCATGCCAGCTGAATCAGAATTAATAAAATTGGCTCAAGATGAGTATGTTAAGATTTCTAATAGAGGCAAGAAAATAGATTTCCATGAGCAAGTACTTATGCAGGTGTACGAGTTCATAATTTGGGGGAAAGAACCTAATGTGGTTTGGGTCCTCCCTCCAAAGAATGAGGTCTTTCATGAGAATGAGAAACAGTGGAATGATGAAGCTTGGATGGGATTTCTAGATAAGCTACGTTTGTTCAATATTCCCTCGGCTGTCTTAATCTACCTTGAGCGACTTTCCTCTCTTGAGAGGCATTTGCTAGAGCGAGGACGTGTAATCCGTATTGGCAGTAAGTGGGGTCATGGAGGTTCAGACTCCCTTGCAGAGTGTCTCGGTATTGACATGACGAACTGCTGGGAGAAAGGCATTTGGGAAGGCGATTTTAAGAAGTTTGATCAGTCGGTACGAATGGCATTGATGAAAATGTTTTATGGTATGACAACTATACATTTCGACCAGGCCTCAAAGGATTTCCCAATACTTCAGCGAATAATAAAATTTGTTTTAGAGCAAGTTACATACCGAATTACTTATATCTTCGCTAGACTTTGGGTAATTATTCGGGGTTCTGTAGCATCAGGAAAGTATAATACCTCGCATGAAGATTCATGGGTAACATGTTTTGTATTCTGCGGCTTCCTTATGTGGACGCTCTTTAATACTCCACCCGAAGAGCAAGAAGAGGTGGAGCTCTATATAATTGCAGTCATTAGATTGGTTTGTTACGGTGACGATCATCTCTATAGAGTTGGTATTGCTAAATGGTCTGTCAAATTTGGTGGTGATCTTTGGGCTCATTACTGCAAGACTTACTGGGGCATGGATGTAAGAGACCTTAAGAGATGCTCCTTCTTAACCGTACATAAGAATGGTTGGGCCATCGAGATTGGGGCATGCTTCTTGAAATATCTTCAAGTCATCAATCCTTATAAAGATTCTTATCCAAAACAGCCTAATTTTCTTCCGTTTCGTAATACAAGAGACTTTTTGGTGAGAGCAGTTTATTCTCGAGAGCCAAAGGTTCGGGATACAATAGATGTTATGATGTCTGTAATTGGTCAAGCTTATTCAACATATGCTTCTAATGAGGTCGCTTATAAACGCTTGTTAACCTTTTATGAACAACTCTATGATGTAACAACTGAGAAAGGTAGCTTGAAAGATCAGATGGCAGCGAGACTTAAAGACGCACAGGACATTCGCCGACTTAGACAGATGGGTATTACAGCGGACGAATTGACGAATGGATTTCCAACGTTCGAGACTCTTATTCTAAAGAACACGGTGGACAAAGCGTATCAAGATAATTCAAGAGCGGAGTTACTAATGGAGGTAGGTTATGATGACTTAGATGGCTACTACTAACCAGAGTAGTTCGCAAGGCGAGGATCACATCACTTAAAAAGATCAGACCTGGAGAACGAACTGGAAAAACTCAAACAGGGAGATAAAAAAGAAAACGAAAAATAATTCAAAAA